GCAAAAAGTGATAACAAGTTCTATTGTTGCCGTGGAATTTGGTTGATTTTGAGCCGTTCTGAAGATGTCTACTCAGCAAGGCAATCGACGTGTACGGAGGCTACGCAACACTGTGGCAGCGCTACAGCAGCAGTTAGCTCAAATGCAAGTGCAGCCGGTAGTGCAGCAGACAGGGGGGCGTAGGCGGCGTAGGAGGCGTAGACGCCGGGCTGCAGCGATAGCTGCGGCCCAGGTGTCTACGGCTCCAGCCGCGACCTCGTTGGTTGTCACCACTCCCCCAGCGCCGACGCTGCGGGTAACGGGGACGGACTGGTTGGACTCGGAGGCCGTTGGGTCTATGATGCAAGATGGTTGGCCGGTCTTTGAGTTGGATTTGAATCCGACACAATTTCCAGGAACTCATCTTGCAGCATTAGCCTCGGGCTTCGAGAAGTACCGGTTTAACCGACTCCGAGTTTTGGTTTCTACGCGAGCTCCCACCACTTGTGGTGGAGGATTTATCGCGGGGATAACTCCTGATGTTTATCAAGAGTTAGTCCGCGGTATTGCTGGGAAGAGATATGTGCGCTCTTTGCAGGGCGCGGTGTCATCTTCCTGGTGGCAGCCTGCAACCTTGACCATGCCGTGTGGAGTGGAGTGGCTATTTACTTCCCCGCGTGCTGAGCGGAGTAGATCCAGTGCCGGGAGGCTCTTTGTGGTTATTGATGGACTGCCGACCGTAGATAAGATTAATGTCACACTCCAATTGGAATGGGACATATCTTTGATGGCGCCGGCGGTACCGTTGGAACACAAGAGCCACGGTGACTGGAAAATTCCAGCTTGCACGTGGGTGTATGATGCCGCTTACCCTAATTGGGCATCGTTTAAGGCAGCGGGCACTCCTCTAGACGAGTGGTGGAATAACTCGCGGTGGAGTACGCTATATTTAGTCGAGCCAGGATTCATGGTAGGTGAATCGCCCGTGCGAGTAATTATACCGCATGATTTTGGTGGCTCAGACCATGGTTTCTTGGCGTATTCGACTTTATATGCGGCCAAAACGGACGCGGCGGGTACGCGCAGGGTAAAGGTGACAGCCAACGTAGACGTTGGACCGCAGCACATTATCGAAATAGGTCCCGTAAATTTTTGAATAAGCCGTTTGACCCAGAGCAGGAGATTTATTGGAGTCTCCAGCAGTATGGGCAAACGGCGTTGGAAATTGCGGGAACTCTTTCGGGAATGAAGGAACTATTAGCGGGTTGGGAAGTGGTTATCCCAGTAATTGGGAGTGCCTGCCGGACCTTGTCAATAGTTCCGTGATGCGGGCTGTCTAGAGCTTCAGCCCCAATTGCCCCCTGATGGAAAACAGGGTAATCAAACCCGGAGAGGCCCTTCACCCAGGGTCTCTGCCGCTGAGACAAAGATCCCAAATGATAAATTAAGAGAAAAAGGAAGAGAGTA